GACAACATAGCTGGTATATCATCAGAAGTTCCAGTTCCTGGGCCTTCAGATTCTCCACCATCTCTCATATCTAAAACTTCTCCGCCTTCAGCAAAACCAAGATCAAAACCACCTTTACCAAAGGTAGTGCCTAATTTTAAATCTGGTCTTAAAGTATCTCTTACATCTTCAAGAGGATTGTCTCTTTCTTTTTTAGCTGCTAAATAACTTAATATGCCAGCTGGTACTGCTAAACCAGCAGCAGCTCCCATACCCTTGTTATAGAAATTTTGTAATCTTTGTTGGTTATAAATATCATCTTCACCTGTAATATTACTTACTAATTGCATTAAAGGATTATTTTGACCTAAACTCATAATACCTGATTGATTACTTACATTTTGACTAAGACCACTAAAAGGGTTTATAGCTTTTTTAAAAGAATCAAAAGAAGAAAAAGGATTGCTACCAACTGGTACATTAGGAGCCATTCCAGGTCTTAATCCGCCAGCTAATCCTCCTAAAGTTCCAGTTAAAGCTCCTGCTAAACCAGATTTTAGTCCTCCACCACTAGCTAATCCTGATAATCCACCACTTAATGCCATAGATGCAAGTGGCCCTAAACCTGGTATAAACATAGCTCCTATAGGCGCTAATGTTTTGAATAAATCACTTTTTACAACTTTTTTTACTAAGCCTGTTTGTGCTTTGACTACTTTTTTTACTGGCTTGATTATTTTTTTTACTAATTTTTTGAGAAAAAACTCAGGTAAACCAGAATAAGGATTTATACTATTAGAACTGCCAACAACATAATTAGCTGGATTTATACCAGCATCAAGCATATCTTTAAATATCTGTCTTTTAGTAGCTAATGATATAGCTAATGGCGGAATAACCATTTCCCCATCAGCAACATGTGCAATTTTGTTATCTTCGAATCTTCCTAAACTTGCAAGACCACTTATTTGTTCATTCATCTTGTTATTTTATTATAAGCATTAGTGGGACTACAACTCTATTATTATGCCACCACTACGTTTTACGTCTATTTTCAACGTACCTACTGAGCCAAGCAGTTCAAAACCAGCACCCGCTACGGTAGGTTCTGTTAACTGAACAAATCTGTTGCCTATATAAGCTTGTAAAGAGCCAACAGTTGTATTCCATATTACATCACCTTCTTGGAAATCTAAAGAACTTATTTCGCTATCTGTATAGTGTGGAGTCCTATCAGGATCGAAGGTGCCTATATTTAATTCAAGTAATCTAACTAATCTATTGTATAAATCTGGCGAGACATCTCTTGTGGCTAAAGGTAGAGCAGTTTTGATTAATCTTGTCATTAGCGTCTGCCATCTGTTTGCACATCTAGTCTTGTATCACCTAATCTCCAACCCACACCATTATTACCTGAATCACCATCATTTGATTTGATTTTAAATACCACTTGCCTACCTCTACCCCTAATGTGTGATTGTTTTGTTGTAGGCGATACTGTAGAAGTAGCAACTGAAGAAAGACTATCGCCAGGGAAGTTTCTCACTTTGGTTTCTATATTTACATTAGTCGAAGTATCAGAGGTTAGAAACTTAACATCAGGTATTAATCTTCTTAGAAAAGAAAAGCTTTCTCCATCTTGTATATCTAAATCACCTGATTCAATAAATACATTTTGCATCTCGCTACCGTCATCATTAAATCCTACTTCGTGTTGATATAAGTAATTATTACCTGTAGCTTGTGGATAAGCTGAAACACCAATATCTAACCAAGCTGTTCTTGTTAACTGTCCATAATACCAAACCCCTTCTTGATAATTATAAATGACATATCTATCTATTTCCTGAGATGAGCTAGATGGATAAAACCAACCTATTTCAGAATGCTTTTTATTTGTAAAAGCGAAAGTTTTCAGTCTTTGCTCTGTATTGAAATCAGAAAATACATAATTTTTAACTGTACAAGGTAGTTCGCTAACGGATCCTTTATATACATAAAAAGCATCTTTACCCATAAAATAAACACCCTCAGGGCCATTAATACAAGCATTAGGGCCTATAAGTCCTGTAGCTTCATCAATAAGGTTAATAGCAAAAACCAAAGGTGGCCCAATATTTGTCATACTATAAATAGAAGTATCTGTAAAAATTATAATTTCTTGTCTTGATTTAATACCGCCAACTATTTGTGAACCTGATGAAAGTCTTACACTACCAGCTGTATTAGTGCTTCTTGGCTCAAAATCTAATAAATCTTCAGAAGAAGAAAAAGCAACCAACATAGGATCTAAAGAGCCAGTTCTTGCACCAGCTGAAATTGGGTCTGCACCTAGTACTATTAAATGTCTGTTAGTCTCAGAAGTTAAAACTTGTATGGCTTTAGTAGGAACTAAATTAGCTCCAGTTATTGAGCTTAATTCTTGAGCTCTTGTGCCTGTACCTGATGATTCGTCCCATCTAAATATGCCACCCCCTCTAACAGCCATTACTAAATCTTCACCATAGTTATCTTGCGACCATATTCTTAGTTGATTTGCAGAAGATAGTGGACTAGAAGATCCCCACCCCCCTGCACTCCAAGCACCTGAACCCCAACCAGTACCATCTACAAATACATCTAGACCAGTTACTATTTGATATACGCCATTTGCACTACCGCTTGTATTATCGCTAGAAGTTGCTGTTACTGCATTACCGCTAGTATCGACTGCATTTATAAAATACTCATTACCGTTTGTAGTAGATATAGATTGTATTTGGTACTCTTGATTTAAAACTGTAGCAGTTATTGCTCCGCCTAAAGTACTAGCTCCGCTAAAGGTTACAAAATCATTAGGGTTAGCGCCATGATTATTATCTGTAACTTTAATAGAACTTGAACCATCTGCTACTTTGGTAAAAGTTATAGATCCTGATACTGTTCTTCTTATGGGAGTTATATCTTCAAAAGTGTTACCTGATTGTATGTAAAATTTTAAATGTGTACCTATACCTAAATATTTACTACCATCTAAAGAAATCCAATTAAATATAGATCTTGCAGTACCTTTGAATGTAGCTGATAAAAGTTTCGCCCAACCGCCAAATTTTTCAGGTAAACCCATCCTAAATCTCACTAAGTTACAATCGAACCAACCTCCTTCATTAGAATAAGAAGTGCCCTCTCTATCTATACCTGGTTTGAATTTATATTTAATTAAAGCCATTTTTTATTTTATTAAGAGCATCTTGCAAACTTTCTTTTGAATCAATGTTTTTCATAAGCGAGTCTTTAAAAGTTATTTTTGTTCTTTTGCCATCCTTAAAAATTTTAAATATTATTGTATTGTATTCCAAACAATAAAAAGCATAAAGGTCAACCATACCTTTTTTATAGTCTCTAAGCTTTGTATTAGCCCCTCTACGCATGTCAAAACACCAGTTTACTCTTTTATGAGTTTTATGACACATTTTCTTCTTAGAGCAGGTTTTTACTTGGCACTTGTACATAATGTCATTTATTTCAAATATTATGTCAGCATGACTACCATGTGGTAAAACGTGTACTGTATCGCTTTCTAAACTTAAAAAACTAGCTACAGCGTATTCGCCAGATCTTCCAATACGTTCTGTTTGGCGAGTCATATTTAAAAAGGGTATTCATCAGACTCCATCATCTTAGAAAGCCTAACAGCTCTTTGACCAACTTGGCCAGCCCATTTACTGTTTAACATTTCTTCTGAGGCTTTAGTAAAATTTTTGTTTTTAATATGTTCAAGCGTCTTTTCAAATTTAAACAATCTGTTCCCCATATTAAAATACATATCAATCAAAACAGTTTTTCTTACTTCTGATAGATCTGAAAAAAAATTTAATTTATTTTGCAAAACAATTACAGATTTATCTACATCATTTTTAAGTAGATATTCTGCTTCTTCTTCTGTTATACCTCCTCCTAATTTTTTATCAATAAGCCTACCAAAACCAATAGTTTTGTAACCTTCACTACAATCATAACAATGGCTCACAAAGCCTTCATGTAGCTTCAATAAATTGATAAGTTCTTGCATTTAAAAAAAGATAACTTTTGTTAAAAATCCAGTTATTCCTAAAAATATAGTGAGAGAGAAAATTAAACTATTTCTAATTAATTTATTCAGAGAAGTTATACCATTTTCTATATTTTCTAATCTTCTCCAATTTTCTCGCCAACGCTGTTCACAAGCGGCTTCATGTGCTGAAAGTCTTTTGTCAACTTCGTTTACAGTTGATCTTGCCATTAAAAATAACTCCTTAAATTATCCCAATACTCTTTGATTTTCTCTTCTAGAGCTTTGTTAGTATAAGGAGCAAAAGCTTTTAATAAAAATTTACCAATTACTAAAAAAAATACTATCCAAATAATAATTTCCATTTATTTATCTAAATTACTTATAGTTTCTCGAGCTTCTGCTCTTTTTGTTTTTATATCACTAGGCATTTCTTTACCTGAATCAGCTTCTCTTATTACATACCAATCTGTTTCAGATAGATATACTTTTGCTTCTATTATTTTTTGTTCCGAAGTAAGAGCTTGTTCTACTAATTTAGTAGAACCATCAGATTCGACATAATTGTGTTGTTTTTCTATAGCTTTTACGTGTTGTTCTTCAGAAACTTTTATTTTAGGTTCTGGTATAGAATTATGTACTTCGTCATCATACCAACCTAATAATTTATTATTTTCATCTACATGTGCAAATTTAGCCATATTAATAACCTACCGCTATTAAAGTTTTATACCCAGTACTACCACTCACAAAAGAAACACTTGAAGTAGAAATGTTATAAACATAGTTTTCACCATTACCAGTTGAACTGCTGAGTTCATCATGTTTTGAAACCCCAACACAAGCATTAGGAAAAGATAAAGGGAAAGTCCAAGTACCCGCAAAAGTTGAGGTAATCCTAGCCCAACACATTTGAAAACCGTTAGCAAATCTTATGTACCCAGATAGACTAGTGCTTGAGTAAGAACTAGCTAAAGTTGAAGAAGTTAGGTATCCAGCTCCATTAGATAATTGATTATTGTTTGTCGGTATTGTTGGTTTGTTTGATAAATCTGTATAACTACCACTAAAACTAGATGTGCCTTTAGTATTTAATTGAGTTTGTATTGCAGAAGTTACGCCATTTAAATATTGAAACTCTGTGTTGCTAACAGTTCCATTTGCAATTTTAGCAGCGTCTATTGCTGCGCTAGATTTTATGTTTGCATCTTCAATATTTGTAATACTGTTACCTGTGCCATCCGCATCAATTGTTTTATTAGTAAATGTATCTGTACTAGAGGCTGTAACAAAAGTTCCTCCATTAAAAGTCGCACTAGCGCCTAAGTCTATTTTTTCAAATAGATCATAAACTACAGCTCCAGAACCACCACCATCTAAAATACAACCTTTGGTTTTACCGTTAGCTATAGTTACACTTGCTCCTGAACCCTGCGAAATTGTTATAGATTGACCGCCTGATGTAGCATTTTCTATAAAAATTACTTTAGATACTGTATTTGGTAATATTGTTAAAGTTTTTGTTGCATCTAAAGTAGCGCTTGAGGTAACTTTTAAATAAAAAGCTCTTCGTTTATCTGACTGGCCGTTTTGTATAGTAACTTCTTTATTAGCGTTTGCATCAAAGGTTGCTTCTGTTTGATAAGAAAAAGCCTCTGCTATAAGGCTTAGATTAGTGTTTGTAGTAGTACCCCAAGAACCAATCTGTTCTCCAGTACCCATTTCCTCCAATCGTAAATCATTATCGTATGAACTAGCCATTATTAACCTCTACCAAATTATAATTAAATTATCATATTTAAGCTACTTCTTCCCAAGAAGGCGTTTCTGAATCATCTATTTCAGACCATCCAGGCGTTTGTGTATCTGAGATAGCACTAAAGTTAGAAGTTTGACTATCATCTATTTCTGACCAAACTAGAACAATACCTACTTCACCATTAGCTGATACAGAAGAAGGAGTTACATTAGCTTTTCCTATTGTAACAACCGTGCCTAATCCAGACGTTAAACTGTAACCGCTTATTGAAATATTATTATTGGTTGAAAGCGAAGCTGTTCCAAGGGAGCTAGAAGCTGATTGACCGTTAGGAGTTACGTTAGCTTCTGCATCTGTAGTTACAGATACCGAACCAACAGTTCCTAATAAACTAGGTAAGGTAGCAACCGCTTGTGCGTTTACTCCTACTCCTGCTACGGCAGAGGTTGCGTTTTGACCAGTTACAGAAACATTAGCTTCTGCATCAACTGTTGAGTTACCAAGAGCAGATGTGGATGATTGACTAGGTAAAGTTAAATTAGCTTTACCAGATACAGTTAGAGATCCTAATCCTCCCGTTGCTGCTAGACCAGTTACTCCTATCTCACCACCAGCTATAATCGCTACGCCAGATAAAGCAGAAGTTGCTGATTGTCCAGTTGGCGTTACATTAGCTTCAGCGTCAGTAGTTACTGCTACTGAACCTACAGTAGATACTAAGCTTGGTAAAGTTGCTACTGCTTGAGCATTTACCCCAACACCAGCTACAGCCGAAGTACCTACTTGGCCAGTTGGCGTTACATTTCCTAGTCCAGTTTGTGTAGTAGTGCCTAAAGCAGAAGTGGTTGCTACACCAGATATTTCTACGCTTACAGAAGTTCCGCCTAATGCTGCAAAAGGAGATTGAGCAAATGCGGATATACCAAACATTTTAGCCCTCCGCTACTTGTTTAGTTTCTACCTTTTCTTTTTCTAAAGAATTTTTAAGTTGTGCTACTAAAACTTGATTAGCAGCAGTTGCTACATCTATATCTTTTCTAGCTTGAGAAATTTTTATTTGTTGTTCTTGGACTAAAGATACTAGATATTTCTGTTCATCAGACATCTCATCTACATAGTAATCTTTACCGTCTAAATTAATTTTATTTGCCATACTTAATCACCTATAGTTTTTGTTTGTACTATTGGATTAACTAACTCATTAATCTGAGCATCAAGATTATCTTTTTTAACTTGGACTTCATCTTCGCCCATAGCTTCTTCGACCCAACCTTGTACATCGCTTGTAGTTAAATCTGCAAAAGCAGTAAAGTCTGATAAATCAGAAGTATCTAAAGTTTGTGTGCCATATACTGAAATAGAGATAGGTACATCATTACCAAAATCGTCTTTTACAGTATTAGCATCATCTTCAGCTTTTAGTCGCCAATGAACATTAAAGACAGTATCAGCTTTGCCGTCTATTTCTTTAACATCTACAGTTTTGACATCCCATGTATAATTAATTGCCATTTTTCACCTCGTTATTAGTCTGCTCTATAAATACCTTGAAATAAGATAAGTTGATTACCACCACTTACTTTATTGTAAATATAGCTATTGACTATACTACTCACTCCAGATGCACCATCTATTCTATGAAAATATATGTATGAAGAATTTCCTGGAATTATCGGAGCTCCAAACTCTGTAAAATCTGAGGCATAAGTATATCCGATGCTACCACCTCCGTATGCAGTTTGGTTCTTTGAAGTAAAAGGTAATGCACCTATACGAAATTGATCTGAATTATTTTGTGTAGCACCTGCAATATAGGCTTCAACCATTACTAGCTGACCTATTTTAGTATAATGTGCTCCATAAATTGCTGCTGCTGCAACTCCTGCAAATGTAGGTGTCCAAGTACCCTCTTCATAATCATCTAAAGCATTTGCTGCTGTTGTAGTGCCGTCAAAACTAAGGCCATCACTTAAATAAGAAACTCCATTACTGTCAAACCTTATTTCTTCATTTTGTGCAGAATCATGAATACTTAATCTACCATGACCTGATATTTCCGTTACTGAAAATAAATTGTTCTGTGTTGAATCATCACTACCGCTTTTTAAAACTCTTAATGCTGTAGATGTAGTACCTGTAGAGAGGATTTCACAAGGCACTATAGGACTTATACCAGCACCTATCCTTGTTGTTTTTATATAACCACTTACATCTAATTTTTGAGCTGGACTTGAAGTACCAATACCCACCTTTTCATCACTTGTAATAGTGATAGCTGTAGCATCAGAACTGTCCGATATTCCTGGAGTGCTTGATAATTCTACAGGTATTTTAGTTGTCATTCATCACCTAAAACAGTTTGAGCATCCTTCATTTCTTGATAAGCAGTTTTGACTTGATCAGTCCATGTTGCGTTACAGATCGCTTGAACTTTTGGATCTTCGCCAGATATGTCTGTATCTTCCCAAGTATCATTATTTTTAACACTTGGTTCTAAAACATGTCTATGAAAAGTACGATTAAGTTCATTACCATCTTCCATAATTTTAGTAGCAGTTCTAACTTGTACTTGACCCATTTCAAGTACTTCAATTTTATCTACTACTGTTTCTTTTGTTATTGCCATTTTTTACCTCTTTTAAAAAATCTTTACCCATGTCCATATACTAAGTTTATTATTAAATTAAAACCAGAAGGTACTTCATTATGAGTTACAGAATCATAACCAGAACCACTCCAATAAGCGAATAAACTAGAGCCACCGCCAGACCCAGACCAAAAATAAACTGCTTTACCTTG